GTAATCATGGCAACGACCGTCATCACGGGGCGCGATCTAGTCTTGACGATCGCGACCAAAAATTACGATGAGCAAGCTCTATCGGCAACGCTCAGTAATGATCCGACCATCGAGACTTATCAGACTTTGTACCAAAAAGCCTATAAGCACATTGATGATCAATGGAGCTTTGAAATGGAGATGCTCGCCGATTGGGGCGCGGCTGATTCGCTTTGCGAAGCTCTATGGAATGCAACCGAGAGCGCACCTAATACAACTTTGGCAGTCTCGCTGACTGCGGTATCGGGCGCTGTCTTTGCTTTCAATGTAATGCCAGCATTCCCAAGCGTAGGCGGTACTTCACCCGATGCACAGACCGTCAGCTTCTCATTCACCGTTGTCGGCACACCCACCGAAACATTCAGCTAAGAGATAGGACATCAGGAGCATGAAGTTAGGACTTGAAGTGACTTTCAATTCAGGCGAGCAAGTATCGGTGACGGTACTGCCGCCTGAATGGGTCAAATGGGAGACAAAGACAGGTCGCAGGATCACAGACATCAAAGGAGACAATCTTCTTGGAATGACTGATCTTGCTTTTTTGGCGTATCACGCAATTAAGCGTGAAGCGGCAGGCAAGCCATCACTTCCGTTCGATACCTGGATTGAGACTGTGGCAGACATAGATGCGAGCCCATTAAACCCAAAAGTCATGGCGGCGGATCAGTCGGGCGGCTAATTGTCGAGCTGGCGATCGCCACAGGAATTCCGATGTCGGAATGGACATCGGCTGAAGACATTATGACGGCGATTGAAGTATTGGAGAAGCGCAATGGCACAGGACGCAATCAGCTATGACAAAAGAGAGCTGACTGCAATCAAGCGTGCCTTCAAAGCAATGGACGAGCAAGCGCTTGAAGAAGCCAAAAAAAAATCCAATGCTTTGGCAGATTTCTTGCGTAGCAAGATCATCACAGCTTCTTATGGACGCGAGAAAGCGCCTGAAGTCGCACGCCGCATTGCTGAAGGATCAAAGGTAAGCAAATCATCAAAGCTTGGTGAATTGTCTATCGGTTACGCATCACAACGATTCTCAGGTGGTGCAACGACTCAACAACTTTGGGGCGGCATGGAATTCGGATCAAAGAAATTTAGTCAATTCCCGACGTGGAATCCGCAAGGCTGGTACATATATCCCACGCTTCGCGCTAATCAGGGCGAGCTTGTGAAACAATGGGAAGAATCATTCTCAGAGATTGTTAAGAGGTTCGACTGATGGCAGGATCACGCACACTCAAGCTATCGATACTTGCCGATGTCGATGATCTACGGAAGAAGCTGACCGACAGCTCGAATGAGGTCGAAGGCTTTGGCAGTAAGGTCGCAGACTTTGGCAAGAAGGCGGGATTGGCATTCGCGGCGGCAGGTGCGGCGGCGGCGGCATACGCTGGCAAGCTTTTGGTCGATGGTGTCAAAGCGGCAATTGAGGACGAGAAGGCACAGACGGCATTAGCCACTAGCCTTCGCAATGTTGCAGGCGCAAGCGATGAAGTCGTTGCCAATGTCGAGAAATACATATCAAAGACGGCTGTGGCAGTCGGTGTCACTGATGATCAATTGCGTCCAAGCTTTGATCGCCTGGTACGCAGTACCAAAGATGTTGAAGCGGCTCAAAGACTTCAGGCGCTTGCTTTAGATATTGCGGCGGGAAGCGGTAAATCTCTCGAATCGGTCAGCTCGGCTTTGGCTCGCGGCTTTGATGGTAACACTGCGGCGCTTGGTCGCTTGGGCGTAGGACTTTCAGCCGCCGAATTAAAATCGATGACTTTTGATGAAGTCACAAAGCAACTTGCGGCAACCTTTGGCGGTCAAGCCACAGAGCAAGCTGAGACATTTGCGGGCAAGATGCAACGATTAGGCATTGCATTCGATGAAGCCAAAGAGACTGTGGGATCATTCGTACTTGATGCCATCACGCCATTAATTACCAATTTCGTTGATAAAGGCATACCCGCGATCCAGGATTTTGCAGACAAAATCGGCGGTCAATTATCGCCTGTCTTTACAGACTTATTTATTTTTATCCGCGAAGAAGCATTACCAGCATTGCAGAGATGGTATCAATTCCTGGTCAATGTGGTTATACCTGCAATCATCAAGACTGTCACACCCGTGATTCAAGGCATATTCTCAGCATTCAATAAAGTCAAGACTGCAATTGATCAAAATTATGAGTCACTCAAGCCATTGATTGACGGCTTCAAAGCTTTTGTGAAATTTGTTGTATCCGATGTCTTGCCAATTGTGGGCAAGGGATTGGGTACAGCATTCTCAGGTCTCGGATCAATTATTGCGGGATTGGTCAAAGGTTTCGCGGCAGTAGCAAATGCGATTGACAATATTGTCGATGGTGTTAGGTCTTTAATCAATCTGGTAACAAGCAATCCTGTGGTAAAGGGAATTGGCAATCTCATATCATCAGCTTTTGGTGGGGGTCGAGCTGAAGGCGGGTCAGTCAAAGCTGGTACTTCGTATGTTGTAGGTGAGCGCGGCGCTGAAATGTTCGTGCCAAAGACTGACGGTGTTATCGTGCCAAATAACAAGCTCAGTGGCGGTGGGGTGGTCAATAATTTCAATATCAATGTGACGGGCGCTCTCGATCAGGAAGGCGTTGCGCGTCAAATCGTAGATATTTTGAACAATAGCTTTTATCGCGGCACAATCGGAGCGGGCGGCTTGGTGTCAGCATGACGGCTTATACGCCCGAATGGAAGGTCTTAATTGAAGGCGTGGAATATCAAAATATCACGCTGACAAATCTGACAATTTCATCGGGTCGCACAAATATTTATGAGCAAGCTGTGGCGGGATATTGCAATTTGCAATTGATAAAGCTTGACAACACAACGACCATTCTTGACATCAATGACGGTCTGACCGTACAGATTAAGGACTCAACGGGTGCTTATGTCAATATTTTTGGTGGCTTTATTGCCGAATACGCCACCGAAATCACATCAGTGGGTACGGTGGGCGATGCTCAGACCATCAGCATTATTGCGCTTGGAGCTTTGGCACGATTGCCGCGATCTTTAACGGAAGGCGTACTCAGCACCGACTTTGATGGCAATCAGATATACACGATCCTAGAACAAGTCTTATTCGGTCAATGGAACGATGTACCCGCCGCATTGACTTGGGCGGCTTATGATCCCACTGAGACTTGGGCTAATGCCTTGAATACAGGCTTGGGCGAGATAGATCGTCCAGGCGATTATGAGCTGGCAAATCGATCTGCCAGCACGACTGATATTTATTCACTCGTTGCGGCGCTGGCGACATCGGGGCTTGGGTATATCTATGAGGACGCATCAGGTCGCATTGGTTATGCCGATTCGACTCATCGAAGCCAATATCTCGCGACTAACGGGTATGTGGATTTATCGGCTAACACTGACGCTTTGGCGCGTGGCTTAAAGACCGCAGTGCGCGGCGGCGATGTCCGCAATTCGATTACGATTACATACAAAAACGGTCAGCAACAGAGTGCTGAGGACGCAATATCAATCAGTACATACGGCAAATTGGCGCAGAACATATTGACATCGCTTGAACACGGTGCTGATGCCACAAGTCAAGCGCAATTCTATTTGACGCTGAGAGCTTATCCGCAAGCGATATTTGATTCGGTCAGCTTTAACCTGGCGAATGATTTGATTAGTAATAACGACCGAGATTCATTGATTAATGTGTTCATGGGTATGCCTGTCAATATCACGGGCTTACCAATCAATATGGGATCAAACTTTCAGGGCTTTGTTGAAGGCTGGACTTGGACGGCTGGCGTTAAGTCAGTGACGCTGAAGTTGAATGTCTCGCCCATATCATTCTCGCTTCAGGCATTCCGATGGAATTCTGTGCCTGTCACCGAGTATTGGAACACCTTATCCCCTACACTGACATGGCTAGATGCCACAATCGTGGCATAAAGGAGAACAGATATGGCGACCACGACCACGAATTTTGGGTGGGATATTCCACAATCGACTGATTTAGTCAAAGACGGTGCAACGGCAATTGCAACACTTGGTCAGGACATCGATACCGCTTTGGTTGATCTGAAAGGCGGCACAACGGGGCAAATCCTGGCAAAGAATTCAAACACTGATCTTGATTACACCTGGATAAACAACGATCAAGGCGACATCACGGCAGTCACGGCTGGAACAGGTTTAACAGGTGGCGGATCATCAGGTGCGGTGACTTTGACCAATGACATGGCAACAACAATCACTGCATCAGGCGATATTGTTGTCGGTACGGGATCAGGCACATACGACAATCTTCCGATTGGCACAACGGGTCAGGTCTTGACAGCCGATACAACCGT